AGCACTAAAGAATCTACAGGAATAGATGGAGTAGATGCTTTTAACTTAATATTTAGAACTAAAAACACAGATTCTAGAAGTGGTTCTGCTATAAACTCAATATTACATTCAGTATATGCTAATATACGAGCTATGGCATCCAATAAATCCTTAGAAACCAAATTCAAAGGGATCACTATTAGTGCAGATAAAATATTTAACTATTATGATCCAAACAGTGTAATGAATCTTATGGCTATTGCGTACGGAGAAACTCACTCCGGAAGAATTTAGTGTAACCGGAGCTGATGGCAGTTTGGTGTATCCGATTACTTAGAATAATTACATGTCAGATCAAATTAGATGGTTAAATACCAACGCATATGGTAAATTATAGAATTTAAGTAACACACCTTATTGTAAAAATAGTTTAATTGTTAAAGCACTCTCAGGTAAGAATAAACCTAAGTTGAAATTACACACTCTCTTAGCTATAGAAGATCAACTTACAGATACTAGTAGAGATTATTTTGGAATTACTCCATTGGAAGATTATATAACAAAGTTAGTGTTGGCAGAAAACAGTAGAATAGTACTCCCTACCATGTCCGATAAAAAAACTTGGTACAGTATTGAAGGAATTGAGTTACCTAAGAATTATCTAGCATCTGTATATGTGAAACCAGATAAAGAAGGAGGAATTTCTGAAGAAATACCACAACTCAGGAAATTTAATAGAAACACTCTTAAAATTTTCTATAATTACTTTGTAGATGAATTTAATGCTATTACTAAGTACTATAATACAAAATCTGATGTAGAATAGGGTAGATCAAGATATTACTCTAATTATCATGGTAAAATAGGAAAAGATGGTAAAATGAAACCTGGCGGAAATGGAGGTAGATTTAGATATTTTAATCAAATAGTAATGCCTGATGGAGAGATTCATTCATTGAATGCCTTATTACAATCTGCCGAAGAAAGTAATGATCCAAAATTGATTAATGAAACTTTAGAAAATATTAGAAGATTATTTATAGAGGATGTCTCTAATATGTATGATATTCTTAATAGAATGTTATTAAGAAAAGTGGATCAAGAAGTAGAAGAGGCTGTTAAATTAGGAGTAATTTCTATAGATGAAAATGGAAATTTTTCTGCTGGGAATCTACCAACCAATATATACTCTGAGTATAAGAAATAGTTTAAATCGTTAAATGATACAATAAATACAAATGATGCAATATACAGCATAATAGCAAACTTTACAGTTAATTACGCAATATCTATAGAAGAAGTAGAAAAATGTTTTGTTGGAGATCCTGCTTTTTATAAGTGGAAATCTAGTAAAGAAGTAGGTATATTCCAGAGAGATGTGGATAAAATCAAACGTTTATCTTCTGTATTATCTACTGGTACTAATCTCAGAACATACTGGGGAGAAGGAGATCCACGAAATGATACTAAATTCGTTAGTGCTGTTATGTAGGATAACAATATAGGGTCTGAATATCACGATTCATTGAAATAGATATTTAGAGCATCTTTCATAAGAACTATGTTACAGAAAGAGCATCCAGACATGACAGATAAATAGCTGTTTGATGCTACTAAGAATGAAGATAGAATACAAGAATCTTACGATAGTTTATCTGATGATTCCAAGAAATTTGTTGATAAGCAATCTGAGAAAGCTGCAAATCCTTATGCATATGATGATGAGAATAATAGTGGCAATATAAATCAAGCAGATGCTGCTGTATATATTAGACCAGCTATGTATAAGAGAATTATGCAAGCTTTAGGAGAATGGTCTCCTGAGATAGAAGAAGCATATAATATACTAGAATCTTCAGATGATGTTCTTAGTAATCCAGAATTGTATAGTAAAGCTCTAAGAGCATCAATAAAACCATTAAAGATGATGTATTTTGGTGATTACTATGATGCTGTAGCTAAATTAAATGTACCTACATTCGATAAAATGGCATTATTCCCTATGTTTAAGATACTAGCCAAAGCGGATAATAAGTATTTATATGACAGAATGAATAATGAAGAATTGGGTGTGATAGACATGTTATTGTTTGAATCTGCAGTTAAGGTCGGTGCTCCTCAAGATAAGTTCAAAGCCTATAATGACAACAGAAATACAAGTTTCAATAAAGAAGGCTTAAATAAGCCATCTACTATGATAGTTACGAATGGTAATGCCGTTGAAAGACTTAATGATGGATTAACAACTAGAATTCAAGATATTAAACAGTTAAGATTGCAGCTTAATACAGATCCACATGAACATACAGATAGATCATTCGGTACTCAAGCGATAAAAATTGGTATGGGTAATGTAGTAGATGATAGATACTATGGTCATAACAAAGGAAAGCATGTATCTGGATCTCAAATAAAAAAGGATATATTTGGTTGTATTAAAGCATTGTCTACGTTAGGTTATACTTCTTTAAAAGGAGGAACTATCAATGGAAAGAAAAAGAAAGGTAGATTCTTCAAATTAGACGGTTCTATAGATAAAGCTGCTTTGTCTAGATATTTAGTAGAAGAAGCTACTGGAAATGGAATGTCTCAAGAAATAATAGATGCATTAAAACTTGACAGTAAGGGTAACTTTAAAGCTCCTATAGCAGCACTTAGCGTTCGTAATTGGATTGAAAGTAAAATAATTTCTTTAATAAATAAAGAAGTAATAGACGTAAATACTCCAGGAGGTTCTGCTATTCAAATGGCATCATTTGGTTTTAAAGCTAATGATGTAATAACAGACGCTAACGAAGATACTAGACCTTTCAATGATGGCAAAAAACTTAGTTTCGATCCTAAAAGAGGTAGTATGGAAGTAATGCTTAGTACTAACTTCTTTAGAGATGTAGTACCATAGGATGTATAGGAATAGGGTTACGTAGCAATAAGAAAATGGTTGCTGGATAATAATATAATAGGTAGTCAAAGTGATCCATATGGTATAGGTTATCGTATACCTACTCAGGGTTTGTCATCTACTTTCTCTTTCATAGTAGCTGATGTTTTACCAGCATAGACCGGAGATACCATAGTAGTACCTGATGAATTTACTGCCATGACTGGTTCTGACTTTGATATTGATAAATTGTATATAGCTACATATTCGTATGATCCTAATACGCATCAGAGATATACTTGGAAAGAAGATGCTAAAACCTATTCTGACCAATCTAAAGGAGCTCTGATAAATAAATTGTTAGATAGTTATACGTTAGTAATATCTGATGAAAAAACATTGTCTGAAACTAGAGCATCTATTGATACATTAACCGGTATCCTTACTAAGGAAATACTTCCAAAAGTAAGTGTAGATGAGATGAAAGAAGCAGATTATATGTATGAATTAATGCCATCGTTCCAAGAGTATAGAAAGATGGAATATACTTGGGGTAAAGCTGGTATAGCACCTTTTGCTCTTAACTCTACTAACCATTGCTTGACTCAAGCCACACATCTACATATGAAATTTTCACATAACAATATTTATGGTCTTGGTCAATTTGATGAAATCAATGGATAGGATGGTTTCAAAATATTAGACTGGTTATCTGCAATGATTAATGCTCATGTCGATGTAGCTAAAGATCCTTACATTATTAAACTTAATGTGAATCAAGTAACATATAATATGACTAGTTTATTGTTACGTGGTGGAAAGGGAGAAAATACGTTCTTCTTCTTAGCTCAACCTATATTAAAGGAATTTGCTAATATTAAGATTGCTAATAATGGTGCTATTGGATCTAAACAGTAGTATGATAATACTATAATTAGTAGACTGATAGACAAATATACTAAAATGTTAAATAATTATCCTATATCATAGTCTTATAAGGAATCTATTCTTAAGATAACAGATGAAGATAAAAAATTAGCATTTGACAAGGATAAATTGTCTCGTACATTAGATGCATTTAGAAGAGGCTAGGTAACTCCACAGGATATTAAAATGTAGTTAATCGTACTTACAGCTTATAGTGAATTAAGTGGAGATGCTCAAACTATGGCAGACTTAGTTCAACGTTCTCAGATAGATACTAAAAAGTATGGTAATAACATTACTCAATTATAGAACTTTTATAATTCATATTAGACATTTATAAAAGACCATCAATAGGATTTCTCTACTCCTGATACTGAAGGTAGAGAGGATCTTAATGGACTTGAGGATTACTTTAATAAAACATTCTTAAATAAAAAATTAGTATATGCTATGGATTTAGCTAATAATATACTTAAAACTCAAGTATTTGGAGCTACCAATGGTTATAAGACTATATTCACAAGTATAATGCATAAATTAAGAGGAGGTGATTACCCAAAATAGATCAACAATTCTCTCATCTTATAGTTATACAAACCTTCTAGCAATAAAGAGTTAGTGAAAAAAATAAACGAAAAAGTGGAGAGTATAATACGTGCTAAAGTGGTAATGGCTGGAACTAATCTCAGATTGTCAGACGAAGAACTAAGCAATATGAATTTCGGAAAAAACAATATAGCTAGTAGACTAAATTCTATTAAAAATTATATTAGAAGTAATAATCAAGATCCAAATATAGTAACTTTAGTAGATGATCAGGGTAATATAACAAATGAGTTATTAAATTATTTACAAGGAATCACTATTTCTGCCAAAAATAAAGCTAACAAAATAGTCACAGCTACTTCTTCATTAAATAATTCGAGATACTATGAAGATAGATTAAGATCTGCATTCTATGATTTACTTACAAATGACGACGTTACTATTAGAGAATTTGCAGAAGATTTAGTGAAATACTCCTTTGTGTCTAGTTACGATAATAGAACCCCTAATTCATTCTTTAATATCGTTCCAATGGAATACAAATAGTAGATTGGTTATTTGGATTCTATTAAGGAGGCTATGTATAAATTAGTAAGAAATGATATAGATATAATTCAAGATTCTTCTACTCTGGAAGAACTTACTGATTCTATATATTTGAATATGGTAAGAAATTATTGGAATGATAACGATGTGGTACCATTATATATTCCAAAAGTAGAAGTTAGATATGGCGAAGAATCTAAATCTAATACAGTATATTTAGCTAGTGCCAAAGACTCTACTAATAGTTCTATAAATACTATATTTGTAGCAGTAGGTAAATCAGAAATTAACAAAAATAATAAGTTTGTAAAGATAGGAGGTTCTAGATCTACAAATTCAGTATTATATCAGAGATCAGGATAGATAATAGATATAGATGGTAAGACTGTTGGAATTGTTTACGTTGCTATACCCAAATTAGGTTTCAATAATGGAGCGAGTTCTATATACGAACTGTATAAAAATGGTACAGAACAATCTGCATTCGAAAATAACAAGTTTACAGACACAATGATCAAACAAACCGTTGAAGATATTGACAATATAGTTTATAAGTATACTAAAACTATTAAAGATTCTCAGTTCGTTAGAGACGAATAGTATTCTAACGTTGAAATTGACAATATTTAGGAATACTTTAATCTAGATTAGGAACTTCAAAATGAATTAATTGAATCATTTGGAGATAGTGGAATACAATCTGATCCAGAATCAATTGATAGTGATCCTTCTTTAAGTTTTGTAGATACTTCGGATAATTCTACTACAATAGAAGATTTTGGTGAAATAGATCAAATGTTAGGAGGAATTGAAGAAGCTAATGATGCATTTGGAGAAGATTATGCAATGCCTGACGAATCCTATTTTGATTCTACAGAGTTGGTAGATGACATTATAGGATCCTTGTAGGACTCTGAAACAGGTATTACAGAAGTAAATGAGTATCTGAATAACCTTAAAGAAGAAGGTAAAAAACGTAAAAAACATTGTAAGAAATCATGACGTGTTTAAGAACAGAATTGCCTGAAATAAAGGCATAGTTAAAAGAGTATACTGACATATTAGGTAGCTACGATGCTGCCTATTATGTCTTATCTGAAAATAATGGTTATGGCTTAGAGTTTGATAGTGAAGGTAAAGATTCTAAGTTATATTAGGATCTTTTAAGTCATTTTAACAATGATTCTAAAATGGCTATCCGAGAAAAATCTAAAGTTTTTTTAATTGGTTTTAAGAATACTTATAAAGATTTAACTATAGAACCAACTGCTTAGTAGGTATTAGAGTACCAATCACAAGATTCTTTAAGTGAAGAAGCTAAGTCTTTTTTTGACACAGATAAAGACTTAAGAGAACGCGTTGATTAGGCTTACAATGACTTAGAAATAGGATTAGAATAGACAAAAGATAACTATAATTCTAAAGAAAAGGAAGAGTTAGATAGTATTTTAAGAGACATAAATGTAAAAATACTGAAAGGTCTGTAGTCAAGATTAAAGGTAAATACTAATCCTGATCCAGAACTTAGAACTAAGATAAAAAAAGAATCAGAATGGCTAATTGCAAATATTAGTGAAGGTCTTAAATCAGATTTAGACAACATTAATGAATTTTTAGCTAATTTAAGATTTGAATTGCGACCTACCTTCGAATATCTCGTTAATGTCCGTAGAAAAGGACTGGACATAGATGATACTAAGTTGAATGATCTAGATCAGAACTTCTTTGGTTTCTACAATGATATAGTAGATGAGATAGTAAGTCAATTAATATATAAAGACAACTATAGAGAAATAATAGGAAAAGATAGTAGTGGTGAGTATATACTAGATAGAATGCTTAAAAGAGCTAAAGACTACCAAGCTATGCTTACTGATGGTTATTCTATAGTAAAGGGTAAGATAGCTGATAATGCTAGATAGAATTTAAAGCAAGTAGGTCTAGAAGTAAAGTCTTCAACTATCTATGACTATTCAATGTCTAATCCATCACCATCTTAGAGAGATATAGCTTGGCTTACATACTATATAGGTGCTGGTGATAAGATAAATAATGATTCTATTAAGACAATATTCTACTTGATTAATAAAGCAGAAGAAGAAACAAATAGAAATACCTACTAGGTTATAAGAAAACTTGAGGATTTACTTAGTAAAGCTGGAAAATATAATCAGAGAATGTTATTTGAAGTAGATGACGATGGTAATACTACTGGTTATATAGTACGAGCTAGAAACTATGGTAAGTTTGAAAAGAATTATGCAAATGCTATGAAAAAAATAGCATCAGAATTAGGAGTAGATCTTACTGATATAAAAGCTCCAGAAAACAGACAGCTACGTATTGAGTATAATAAGAGAAGAAATGAATGGTTATCTAAACATACAGATAGAAGATATACTAGAGAGTATTATGATATGTTTAATCATTTAAGTGAAGGTACGGTAGCAGCTAGAGAGGAGATTCAATTAAAAATACGGCAGCTAGTAGATAAAACCAGAGATTCTGTTGGTATAGCACATCTAGATAGACTTAGTGATAAGGAATATAACACATATAGAGCTTATTTACTTGAGAAAAAACAACTGGCTAGTTTATATGATACTACAGGTATTAAAAAACAAGGAGAGAAGCTTAAAATAGCTGAAGAATTATAGGAACTGAATAAGAAGTTATCTGAAGGTCTTACTATGACTAAGAATAGTAAAGCATATGAGGAGGAAAAAGCTAAAATTATGGCTGATTCAAATCTGACAAAAGAACAAAAACAGAAATGGTTAGAACGAAATTCTCAAGTACGCTATAAAGATGAGTTTTATCAGAAACTAGAAAAGCTAGAAAAAAAATATTACGGTCCTATATATGCCGAACTACAAGAAAGGCGCAGATCTATATTAAATCAACATAGGGATGATATGACGGGTAATATAGACATAGATCATATGTCAGCTAATTCTAAAGCTGCTATACAAAGATTGTCTAGATAGATGTCTATCATTAGAAAAAACAAAAAAGTTGAAATACAAGAAGGAGATGCCAAATTTGAGGACATTGCAGAGACAATACCAACAGAACAGTGGTATAGGGATCTTAAAAAGTATTACTATAATGTAGTATTAGAAGATCCAGAATCTGCTGAAATGTGGCTAAAAGCTAATGCTTATGACATTAAAAATCCAAAAGCATGGTATACAAAAGTAGTACCAAAGGATAAAAGTTTGATAGAATATGCTCCTAATAGTAACTGGCTAGAGGTATCTAAAGAATCCAAATTCTATAACAAATCTTACTATGAGACTTAGGAAAAGTACCCAGACTTATAGAATGAATATTGGATACCAAAATCTAAAGTAATAGAAAATGGTAAAATAGTTGAGTCTTATGATAATAGTAAGAATTATCATAAAGTAATGGATAATGAGGCTCTAAAGAACCTTAGACAAGCTATCTTAGATACTATAAAAGAATCTAACGATAAGTTAACTAACCTGCATAAGACTTATCCTTATAGAGTTCCACAGAAATCTGGCAGTTTATTAAAATATATACACGCTGGTTGGAAAAGAAACTACATATCTGGAGCATTTAAAGGATTCATTGATTATTGGAAAGATCTTATATCATGTAGAAACGATGATGTTGGTTTTAATAGAGCTCTTACTAAACCTAATGGAGAGAGATTAAATGTGATACCTCAATATTATCTTAAAAGATTAGATAATCCTGAATATTTAACTGCTGATTTAGTTGGTTCAGTAATATAGTTCTATAAGTCGTGTGAAAGTTGGAAAAATAAAACTCAAATACAACCTAGAATAGAAATATTAAAAAGATACGTACAAGGTATTAAATATACTAACAAAAGAGGAGAGGAAAAAACCGGAAACAGTAATACATACAAATTTGTTAAAAACTTTATAGACATGAATTTGTATGACATAAAAACTCAAGATGTTAGTGTAAGATATGGAGATAACCCTACTGGAAAAGTATTAGGCTTGATCCCATATAAAGGCAATGTTTTTGGACTTACTTATGATATAAGTAAACCAAGAGAGATTAACATTACAAAAATGTTATCTATACTTAAGATGTTAGGTACTCTTAGAAATCTAGGTTTAAATCTTGCTTGTGCCTTGACAGGAGCCTATACAGCTTTACATTAGCATATTACAAATATGTTAATACAAAGATATTACAATCCTATAGATGCTGGTCATGCATTATTTGATATTGTAGCAGATTCGTTTTTTGCTATATCGAACGTTCTGGGAGTTTCTAGGAAAAAAACATTCATAACTCAAGCTATGGAACTTTTCGAAATAGGTGCAGAAATTAATCCAAATGCTACAAACAGAATGCAATTAGTTAATGCTGTCACTAAACATTGGGCATTTGGTCCATATTCATTAATGGATCATGTAGTAAAAGGATAGATTCTTGCTTCTGTTATGCATAATTTTAAGCTAGTAGAAGAAGGCGGTAAAAAAATTTTTATGAGTAGAGAGGAATATAAAAGAAAACATAAACTTCCTACTTATGCTCCCGGTGATTACATGGATTGGAATCTAGGAAATAAAATTTCATTCTATGATGCTGTAGAATTTGTAGGTGGTAAAATGGTAGCAAAAGATAAAACAAACTAGAAAGCAGTAGATGAGGCTATGAATAAAATAGCTTATATTGCCAAAACTCTAGCACAATCAGCCGATGGGTAGCTTACTTCTTTACAAAAGCCTGTGATTTTGGCTAATTGGGCAGGATAGTTTGTTATGATGCACAGACAATATTTACCGGTTGTTTTACAAGAGAGATGGTTAATGACAAGACAGTGGGATTATCAAGCTTAGAGATACAGAGAAGGAGTATTCAAAACTGTAGTAAGATTATTTGATAATGCTATAGAAAACAATGAAAACGTAATTAAGACTTATAAAAGACTTAATCAAGAAGATCCTCTAGTAAGAGAAAATTTGGCGAGATTGGTTTTTGAAGGTATATTATATGGAGGTCTTGTTTGGTTTCTTAGACCGCTATTAGAGCAATCAGCGGACGATGACAAGAAAAACATCATTAAACAACTACTGGCATATACTATAATAAGATCGCAATTTGAAACACTAGCTCCATATAATCTTCTGGATATGGCATCTATTATCAAATCACCTTCTGCTATTACAGACTATGTTAGTAATATGTTTGAATTGTTCTCTAACCCTGTTAGTTTGTTATATGAAAGAATTAAATATTGGTGGTTAGATGAAACTTATTATGATGCTACTATCAAACGAGGTGCTTATAAAGGATGGACTGAACAAGAGCGCAACCTTTTAAAACTTACTCCATTTAGGAATATATAGGAATTAAAAGATATACAAAGTAAAAGAAATTATTATAAAAAGTAGATACTTGGAGAATAAAAAGATAGGGCTGTTTCACAACAGCCCTTTTCTTATTCAAACCTATTATCTAAATCTGTTATCGTATTATAAACAGTATCTTTTATATCTTTTGTTCTATCTCCCCAAAACTGAAAGATAGGATACCAATCTGTTATTCCAAAACCTAGATTACCAGTTTGTTTATAATCTTCTAGTTCTCTACTATCTTCAGATTTTAAAGTAAATATAGTATGTTTACTTGAATTAATATTGAAAATTCTCTTATTGAAATATGTTTTTTCACAAGTAAGCCAACCTTCAATATCTTTTTCTTCTTCAATATTGTTGAATACGTAGTCTAAATAAACAAAACCCTTAGAATATTCGTCGTAAAGACTAGTATATAGTCCTTTGAATGACTTATGTTCTAAGGGTTTCCTTTTACTTAATATTCTAGGAGATAGTAGAATTATTTCAGGCGTTAATTCCATCTTCTACACAATCTTCTCCATCTACTTCTACTGTAGAATACTTTGCTTCTTCTTCAGCATTATCAACAATAACATTGTTATACATAGCTTCAATAGCGCTCTCATCAGAGCCTTTTAATTGTTTTAGATTTTTATAGTTCTTCAGTTCCATCACCTTCGTAATATTTACGAGTATGGTCCCAATTTCCTGTCTGATAATGATATGAGATTTCTGTTAAAGTATTTGCTATTAGGTCTTTACGGTCCAATAACTCTTTTTCGTTTAACATATTAAATACACGTACTTCATTATTACCATTACTTTGGATAGCAATAATATACGCTTCTAAATCGTAATCTTCTATATCATAACCTTGCTCTTTCATATACCATGTAAGAGCAAGAATATAGAAAGCTATTTGTCTATAGTAATCGTATTCTTCTACAGAATGCTTAAAATTATAGACATCGGCGGTTGTTTTTAAGTCAATAAGAGTAATCTTTCTATTAGCATGATCAATCTTAACTCTATCTAACAGTGACTTACAAGATACTCCTTGTTTCTCTGCCTCCCAGTTTATATGAAACTCGTTATGACATTCCATACCTGGTTGGTCTGTAAGCAGTTCATCTGCTTTTATATGCTTTTCAATATTATCTTTAATATTCTTAAGCATATTTAAATCTGCAAACGATATAATCGTATATAGATCTGTTTTCTCTAGAGCTTCTATATATTCAGCAAACTTGAGTTGTAACTCCTTTGCTTTCTTTAACATAGCATCTCTAGACATATTGTTACCAGAATATGCAAACTTATATGCATCTAGAAGCTTATCTTCTTCTACTATTTCCGCAGATGAATGATAACGTTCACAGAATGCTGTTTGTTGCGCTGTTTTAGGTTTTTCATAATCAATAACAATATAATTATGCCAGAACTCATCTGGCTGAAGAAGATACATATGTATCATAGTACCTTTATCAAGATACTTAGCACTTATACCTTCTTCTTTACCGTCAAGCATATCCTTGAGGTAACGTGGTCCTTTCTTTAAGAACCACCCGATTGCTGAGTTTGATATTCGCGTGTTATCTTCATAATACGGAATCTCTATTTTCATGCTGCTAAATATAAATCGGTTTCAACTTCCATGTTTGTATTCCATGGGATCTCGTCTTCTATATCCTGACGGATATGTTTAGACATCTTGCATATGACTATTATTAGAAATAAAATCATGATTTAAAATATAGATTCTTCTTCATTCTCGTTTTTCTCTTTTATTTCTTTAGTAGAAATATTCATATCTTTAGCTAATTGAGCTAAAGATATGTCTTCAAAGAGAACAACTTCATCTAAGAATGCAGAAATATTATCAAATGATTTTACTTTCATATATTCGTTAATGAAGTTCACAACTTCATCTATATTCTTAACTCCCTTATCTTCTGCCATATAGCGTACAAATACCGAGTTAGAATTAGCTTCATACTGTTTGAAATAACGAACACGTGAGCATCTATCGAAGAAGTTTTCGTCTATCTTTTCTGCTCTATTACAAGTCATTAATACAAGTTTCTTTGCTGTTGACTCTACTCCATCTAAGAATCCTAATAGATCCTTAGTTTCCCACCAATAATCGTTCTTCTCAATCTCATCAAACATGATTACTACAGGAGTAGTAAAGTTTTTGAAGAACGCACTTAGTTTATCAGCAGGATAGTCAGTTGCAACAACAATAATAGGTAGATTACTTTCTAAGGCAATACGTTTAGAGAGCATTGTTTTGCCTGTACCTTTAGTACCAGCAAGTAATACACCTGTTGTTTGGTTAGAACTTTCAGAATTGAAATAAGTAAGCACACGGTTAATAAAGTTATTATCCTCATCTAGCTTATACAGTTTCTTTGGCATATTCAAATCACCATTTTCTACTAGATAAGATTTTCCTTCCATACGATTGTACTTCAGATCGTATACTTTACCTTTAATAAGTTCATATGTTAATCCTTCTAACTTCGGTTTAACCGTGATCTCATTACCTACTTTAATAAATTCTGCCATAACTTCTGTTTTTATGTTTTTAGTTTGTCGATTAACTCATCGACTTGTTTCTACGTATGTACAACATAGAACGCTGTTTTAGGTTCATGTGTGTACAAATAATAGTTAAATAACTTTTCACGCAAAGGCCAAGCTTCATTTGGAAAGCCTTTACATTCAATCACAAAACCTTTACCAACAAAGTCTGGTAAGTAGGTCATTGCTCTATATTTTTTGTTATTAAAAGTAAAAGCTGGAAGTAGTTCGTATCTGTGAGTTTCATACTCACATTTGATTTTCGACTCTTTCAGCTTTTTATATGTATATGTTTCAAGTTTACTTCGAAATTTAATTCCATCATATTCATTAGGAGTTGCATTTCGAACTCTACCTTGTTTTTTCTATTTCTTCATATAACCATTTTTTTACTTTCTCAAATCCATTTGCTTTAATAGCATCAGATATATCTTTTGCCTTAAATTTCTTATGGACTAACATACCTTCTAAACCTGTTTTAAGGCTTATTTTACGGAGATATTTTACTCCAGCTTCATCTCTATCAAATAGTATAATAATACGTTTAAATCGCTTCTTTAACTGTTCTAGAATCTTATCAGGTATAAATGTAGATTCAGATGAAGGTGAAATGGCTGGAATACCCATTTCATATAAACACATAACATCTTTCATACTTTTAGTAATAATTAAGATGTCACCTGTTTTTGGAAGCTGCTTAAATCCCTGAATATCTAATTCAGTAAGATTATTACGCCACTTTGTATATTTGTCTGCTAAAGGTTTATATATCTTAAAATGATTGTATACCTTATAAGCATACATAGGATTATCTTCTTTATAAATGCTTTTTACTATGCCATTACATAGGTAGTACTTTATACTACTTACTCCAAATTTTCTTAGAGTTTCTACCGTAATATTAAACTGCTTCCAGTAATTGATGTCAGTTTCAGTAAATTCCTGACGTACAACACCAATTACTGTTTCAGTTGACGGTATATATTGCTTAGAGCTAACGAGTTGCGTATCGTTAGTAATTTTAAGTCTTTCAACAATATCTTTAAGTATATCTGAATAATTAGTTATACCTGTATAAAGTTCTATAAACTTTATTACATTTCCACACTGACCTGTTCCATGATCCTTAAACAATAACTGTTTTGTTTTTCTACTATAAAAGCATCCAAACGAAGGAGTCTTGTCTTTTCTCAATGGAGAATTATAGATCATTCCTACTTTAAAATTACCTATATACGCTGCATATATATCATACTCACTTACTCTAGAAAGAATCCAATCTAGAGTGATATTAAATGTATCTTTTACTTTTGTTGTATCGTAAATCATATGATATATTTTTTATTGTCAAAGCAACGGGACTCGAACCACGTCATATAAGCAATTAACCTTATACGTAACCCAATTTGTTATACTTCGGTATAAAACGTAGGTTGTGTACTATTTCGTATTCACTCATTTTTCATAGTGCGGTACACTAACCTACGTATTCCTAGTTTATGCTCTAGGTAGCAGCTATTTTTTTAAGTTATCTTAGAACGGTAGATCGTCTGCTGGAGAACTGTTCATAGTAGATAGGTCATCTACTTTAGTCTCTTTATCAGCAATGACAGGTTTTGTAAATCTGTCAATAGACAACTCCCTAATCAAACTCTTATTTTCTGGATTTGTTTCTTTGTCGTAGAACCCTTCTGGTAATACCATAGGTTCAATTACTGCAAATTTAACATAAGTAGGCAAAGTAGTATAACCATTATCATTATAAACTACTTTAACCTTTAATAAGACATCTTTATTAGCTGCATTTAGCATTGTTACTACCCATTCAGTAAATTCTTTATAAGAACTACCATTAAAGTTCAGTACTCCTTTAGGATAGAAACAATTCATAATTCGCATTATACGAGTAACTACATTAGTTACTTTAGCCTGATTCTGTTCAGCAGAATCTCCTTCTCTTTCATTTGGTTCCCACTCTGTATGTAGTAACTCTTTTCCGTCTTTTTCAAAACGAAACTCCATAAAGTTTTTTCCAGTAGGAGATGTTGCTGCTCTTACACCAGTAAACTTAACATTATCATGAATACCTGCTTCAAGATATTTACTGTCATTACTTGTTATTGCTACTTTGCTTGCTAATTCTGTACTATAAACCATAATTTCTTTGTTTTGTGTTATTATTCAGGTAAGAAAATTCTGTCCATGTGAAACGTAATTTCACCGTCTTCGTCGCTTTCTGCTACTACAATATTCTTACCTCGTAAATGTGGTGCTCTTGCTTCTCTTACTATATTACTTCCTCCTTCAAAGGAAATAATTGTTTCGTTTTTCTTTCGATAAACATAACCAATAGCATCAGCTTCACCACAGATAATATCTCCCAATCTACCAGTAAGATCTAGAGTCATTTCTGACATCTCTTGACCTTCAATATTTATCTGCTTATCACGAGTATGAGCAATTAATATAAGATGATCACTTAGATCTCTGAACAAGTCGATTACCTTTTTAACAGCCATTCTTAGCCACATATAACCACTTCCATTTGGAAGAGTACGAATGTCTGTACCTTGATAATTTTTTCCTTGATTAGTGCCTTTGTAGAGCTGTATGGCATAGCCCATGCATATTTCCTCAAGTCGAGTTGCATTATCTATAGTAATATACTTATACGGTCTTTTGCCTGTATTCTTAATTTCTTCTCTAATTGCAGCCACAATATCTCCAAAATCTTTTACAGATCTTGCTTGTACAACTAGTGCAGATAAAGCCTGATAACCATTCTCTAAATCTATAATTAGATTATTGTCTAGAGAAGCCATAAGACTGGATTTACCAGCCTTAGGTTTCCCATAAAACACAGAGAACTTTGGATTACATATCTTTACTTCTGTTTTTTCTTTTGGTAATACAATCATAAAGCTTGTTTATTTTTGTATTCCGTGTATTCTGATAAACTCTGACAATTTCTGATAAGTACGGAATTAATATCTTATTTAGAACCAACCATTATTTTTAATCTTAATTGTGATATCAATAATAGTCTTCTTTGTTTTCGGTTTTAGATGGTTCAATGAGCCCGGCATAATAGGAATAATGTCGTAGCCAATCTGAACGAAATTATCGAAGATACGAATCGGAGTACCGAATTCATCTTCAAAGTCATAATCTTTTGCAAGAGAACTAAGTCCTGCAATAGCTTTGAAGAACTCGTCTTCCAAATTATACTTATTATTCAAGAAGTCATTTGCTGTATAACCCAAATTTGTCGGGATAGTATCTAATAGATACAAATCAACAGTAGTCTTTTTCTCTTTCTTACCACCCAACCAAGGATATGCATTCAAGAATTTTTCAGCTAGACTTTCTTTAAAGTTGTTAGCACTAGTATTATTATTTTTCTTCGGTAATGTAAATGTATATGTTGTAATCATAATTTTTCAGCCTTTAATTGTTATTACTAAACGAAATCTTCTTCGTAGGTTCTTCTTCCCTTATAGTCTCAATTAAATTATTGTATTTTAGATCGTTATCAAACTCAAGTATAGCGCACTCTCCAGCATCCCTATTCTTTAGGATATGAAGATAGACTTTATTCTTAACTAGTAAACGATTCGGTCCATACTGTTGTATATTGAGTAGTTCCGGTCTATGAATACATATAACATAATCAGATGCATGGAATATAGTATCCGCAGAAGAAATGTCACTACGCATTGGGTAATGCATAGATGGATTGTTAATCCTATCAGGAGCTTCAATGTTTCGATTCATCTGTGATAACTGAATTATAGTAGTATTAGGGTACTTTTTAACCTTAATAAACAGTTTCTGTAAATCGGAAATCACTTTCAGTGCAGATTCTTGACCTTCTACAAGTAAAGTATGATCAAGGATAATAATAAATTTCTTACCCTTTGCATAGTTCTCGTAAAAATAATCAATAGTAGAAGCTATTTCTCCAACCGTCCCAGGTGTATCAACATAATATATCTGGTATGATTTTATTTGTTGAGATGCTGTCTCAACTTGCGCTAATGTGTCATCGTTTAATTCCTCGTTAGCGCTATATAGCTGTGCAGTAGTTTGCCTTAACTTACTACTTAATTTTCTACCTACCTGCCTTGAACTTAACATCTCAAATGAGAAGTTAAGGATAACTACATCCTGTTCAGGATTTAGATCTATTAAATCA